TAAAAGATAAAGAAGGTAATGAAACTACAATTACTTCTCAGGGAGTATTACCAACAAGAGCGCATAGTACAGATGCGGGACTAGATTTAACAGCAACTAGGCTTACTCAAGAAGTAGATGCTAGTGGTAAGTTAACTCTAGTGTATCATACTGATATTGCAGTGGAGATTCCAGAAGGATTTGTTGGGTTATTGTTTATGAGAAGTTCAATTGCGAATAGGTCTATTACTCTAGTTAATGCAGTAGGTGTGATTGATTCTGGTTATAGAGGTGAAATCATTAGTAAGTTTAAGATTACTACAGATGCCATTCCTTCAGTATACCAGCCAGGTGAGAAGTTTGCACAGTTAGTTATTGTACCAATTCAATTAGATGATACTGAATTTGTAGATGAACTTAGTGAGTCAGATAGAGATACAGATGGTTTTGGTTCTACTGAGAAGAATGAAACTGTTGAATCTGAAGTAAGCAATAATGAAATTAAAGAATAATATTATGAAGTATATTTTAACTAATAAAAATAGAAATACCTTATTAAAAATTAATGTTGAAACTTTAAATTTTGATGTGTGTGAACGAGCGCCTATAGAAATTGATTATAGTTGGTTTATTGAAGAAGATGGTTTATTAGAATATGCTGGTAAAACTTATGAAGTAAATGCGGGGGATACTGTGATTATGGTGTATTCAATAACAAAAGAAACTCAAAATTTACCATATAAAGATCGTGTTAGAGAAATTTTGGTTATTGAAAGAGATTCTACATTTGGTAAATATATTAATAGGAGACATACTGAAATATTAGAAGAATCTAAAAAAGACTTTGAGTCAAAAAAACTTGGTGAATGTTGTACAGAATCATGTTCTAATTAATTATGAAGTTCTTTGATATACAAGATGGTAAAGTGGTAATCCATCCAGATGCACTTGGATTACCATTCTTTCATAAGTTATGGGATTCTGAAGATGATAAAGATCTAGTTAATAAGTGGATAACATTTGTTATTTTTAAAAACTATTATGATTCGCCATATGTAAAAGCATACTCAAGTTCTGAATTGGAACCTAAGGTAAAGTTGGATGTATTTGATGATAAAACTTATATAATACCAGATAAGGTTAGACTAGTTGAAACTGAATTTAATGAAACTTTACAAAATTCTTTACTACTTAGATTCTTAATGAGCTCTAGAAAAAAGATAGACTCTATTAGAGAATACTATGAGAATTCATTAGCAGATGAATTAGATGACGGTAAAGTACAAAAGATAATGATGTCTATGGCTAAAGTTGCTGATATGTTTACTAGTTTAAAGAATCTAGAGAAGGCAGTTAAGGTTGAAGAATCAGAATCAGAACGAGCAAGGGGTGGTGCTGAAGTTAGTTGGTTTGAACAAGTTAGGAAGTAAAAAGTTGTACATTGAAGTACACAAATAAAAACAAAAAGAAATTAAAACGTTTTAAATTAAAAATTAAGATATTATGACAAAGACTAAGAATAATTCTGTAGTAGATACTACATTGGAAAATACAGTTAATGTTAATGAAGTTGGTGCTAATAATAAGATTATATTAGACTTTACTCAAGATAAACCAACAGGATTAGTTATTGCAGAAGCAAAGAAAGCTAATGGTTTAACATTAAACAATAATGATTTAGATTGGTTAGAACAGAATAAAGTAGGGTTTTTTACAAAGGTAAAAACTTATATTAAGACTCTATTTAAAAAGTAAACTAATATGGTTGATTTCACTAAAAAGATCAAAAATAGTGATAAATTTAGAGGCCCTGCTTTGGAGTATATTCGAAGCGGGGTTTACTGTTCATATCCTAGAGGAACTACCGAATATATCAAATTTTGGGAAGAAGAACAGGAAAGATGTATAAATGGGTATACTGCATCCGATGGTGATCGCATCACTGGATATTATTATTTCTATTTGAATTACTGTCCTATTCTACGAATTGTGAATAGACTTACTGTAGATAAAGATGGTAAACAACATAATAAACGAGGTAGTAGAAATTAACATTTACCAGTACTTCTATGATTATGATTATTACTATTATAATTCTGTGCAATTAGCTGAAGATGAAGGTAAACACTTATGTGTAATTAAATCTCGTAGAAAGGGATATTCATATAAAGGCGGTTCAATGGCCTGCCGTAATTATTATCTTATTCCTAATTCAAAGACATATGTTTATGCTTCAAATAAACAGTATCTTACTGAAGATGGTATACTTACCAAAGCTTGGGAATATATGGACTTTTATTGATAAGAACACAGCTTGGGGTAAGAAACGTACAGTGAGTACTACAATGCGTCGTAGAGCTGCTTATATCATTACTGATGAGTTTGGTAATAAAATAGAATGTGGTTATAAGTCAGAAATTATTGGAGTGTCACTAAAAGATAACCCTGATGCACTACGTGGTAAACGTGCTAAATTAATTCTATTTGAAGAGGGTGGTACATTCTCAGAATTAGGTGCAGCATGGCAAATCGCTAGACCATCTGTAGAACAAGATGGACTTACCTTTGGATTAATGATTGTATGGGGTACAGGTGGTGATGAAGGTTCTGCTTTTGCTACATTAAAGGATATGTTTTATCATCCAGATGGATATAACTGTTTGGGTTTTAAGAATATATGGGATGATGATTATTCTGATAATAAATGTGGATTCTTTATACCACAATATACAAATCTAGATAATAGAGATGAATTTGGTAATAGGATCTATATGGATAATGATGGTAATACTATTCATAAACCATCATTACAATTTATATTAGAAGAACGTCGTAAAGTAACTGAAACTGCTACAAGTACTACTGCAATTGATAGATACGTTGCAGAACGTCCAGTAACGCCTAAGGAGGCAATGTTAGAGTTTAATGGTAATATCTTTCCTAAGAAAGAGATGCAAATGCAGTTATCTTACATTAGAACTAACAAAAAATTACATAATCAAAAACACATTGGTGATCTAGTTTGGGAACAAGGCATTCCAAAATGGATACCAAAGAAACAGGTGATATTACTCAATACCCATTACCAAAAGATGCAGATCCTACTGGTTCTATAGTTATATGGGAGCATCCTATGAAAGATCCACCAATAGGTTTATATATTGCTGGCTGTGACCCCTACGATCACGATCAGTCTGGTACTAATTCATTAGGTTCCACTTTTATATACAAACGTATTCAAAGTTTTGAAGAATATTATGAGATGCCTGTTGCAGAATATACAGGTAGACCAGAAACAGCTGAGGCGTACTACGAAAACGTTCGTAAGTTATTGGTGTATTATAATGCTAGGTTACTTTATGAAAATGAACGTAAAGGTATATTCCCATACTTTACTTCTAAACATTGTGATTATTTATTAGCAGATCAACCTGATATTATTAAGGATATTGTTGGTAAATCTGGAGTAAATAGACAGAAAGGTATCCACATGAGCAAACCCATTAAAGATTGGATGGAAGGTCTAATTAAAGAATGGTTATGTGAGGAATATGCGCCTGGTAAAAAGAACTTAACAAAGTTATTATCTGAACCGTTACTTGAAGAACTCATTAGTTATAATGACACTGGCAATTTCGATAGAGTAATCGCATTTGGACTTCTAATGGTCTACAGAGAACAATTACACAACCTTCATGTAAAAGATAAAAAGAAGGTACAAAAGAAATTAGATTTATTTGGGAGTCCTATTTTTAGTGATACTTGGTGGGGTAATACTAAAGATGATTCAATAGATAATGATAGAACAAACACAACAACTGAAGAAATATATACTTTTTAATTATGAGACACAATCCTAATACGTTTCCTGTACAGAAATTATCTTTATCTAAGAAGAATGATGAATGGAAAGAAACATGTGTAGACTATATCATTGGTTCTGGTGAATCTGCTAGAAATGGACAAGATAGAACTAGAGTTGATGAAATGCAAACTTATTACGATCTATATAATAGTATTTATAATGAGAAAGATCTAAAGTATGTTACTAATCCATTCAAACAAGATGATGGATTTCCAGCAACTGCTCAAGACTATAATATAATTAGACCTAAAATAGATTTATTAATAGGTGAAGAAACTAAACGACCTTTTAATTTTAAAGTGTGTCGTACTAGTGATATTGCAACTGGTGAAGTACAAGATAAAGCTAAACAAATGCTCCTTGATTATGTACAAGCAAGTATGATGGCAAAGATGGGTCCTGAAGAACAAAAACGATATCAGGAAGCATTACAATCTGGAGAAATAATGCAACCAGAGTCAATTCAAAGATATCTTACTAGAGATTATAAAGATATCGCTGAAACTACTGCATACCATACTATAAATTATCTTAGACGTAAAAATAACATAGATCATGAATTTATTAAAGGTTGGAAAGACGCTTTAATAAGTAGTGAAGAAATTTATTATGTAGGTATTGTTAATGGAGAACCAATACTTGAAAAAGTAAATCCATTATACTTTGATTATGAATCATCAGCAGACTTAGAGTTTATACATGAAGCATCATGGTGTTGTCGTAAGATGTTTATGTCTTACTCAGATGTATATGATCGTTTTTATGATAAAATGACTGAGAAACAATTAGATGAAGTACTAGATCTAGTACAAGGCAAACCAGGTAGTCATGGTGATGATCGTGGACCAAAAGATGATTATAATCATATAAAAATGCATATTAATCATACTCCATTTGAAAGTGGTGATACAATTACAGTGTATCATGTATGTTGGAAATCATTTAAAAAAATTGGTTTCGTTACAATTCAAGATGAAAATGGTGAACAGAAAGAAATAAAAGTTGATGAAACTTATAAACCAATTGGTAATGAAATAAGTGTAGAGTGGGATTGGATTATAGAAGTATGGGAAGGTTATAGAGTTGGTGATGATTTATATATTGGTATTCAACCAGTAGAATATCAACATGTTTCTGCAGATAACCCCAATGCTCAAAAATTACCTTATACTGGTGCAGTCTATAGTAATACGAATAGTAAACCAAGATCATTGGTAAGTATAATGAAACCATTGCAGTATATGTATATTGTAGTATGGTACCGTTTAGAGATGGCAATGGCACGTGATAAAGGTAAAGTGCTTACTATAGATATAACACAGATACCTAAAGGATTGGGTATAGATGTTAATAAATGGATGCACTATTTATCAGCATTAGGTGTTAACTTTGTAAACCCATATGACGAAGGTTGGGATATACCAGGTAGAGAAGGTGGTAAACCATCCCAGTTTAATCAGATTACAGCAGTAGACTTAACCATGGCAAATGTTATAGATCAGTATATTAATCTTATGTCTAAGATTGAAAATATGATCTCTGAGATATCTGGAGTAAGCCCACAACGTGAAGGAGCCATATCATCTAATGAATTAGTTGGCAATGTTACTAGAGCAGTAGTACAATCTGCAAATATTACAGAACCTTTATTTTGGTTGCACAACCAAGTAAAGAAACATGCTGTCACAATGTTGTTAGATACCGCCAGAGTAGCATGGAGAAATAATAGTAAAGAGTCTTTGAATTATATACTTGATGATACTACTAGAGCATTTATAAAGTTCTCAGATGATTTCTATTATGAGGATATGGATATCTTTGTTTCAGATAGTACTAAAGATCAGCAAGTAGTAGAACAGTTAAGAAATCTTATGCAACCTGCTATGCAGAATGGTGCAACTTTGTTAGATGTTGCTGAAATTATGACATTGGATAATACTACATTGATTAAGAATAAACTTGAAGAAATTGAGAACAAACGTATTCAACAACAGCAAGCAATGCAGGATCAACAGAATCAACAGCAACAGCAATTGGCACAATTGCAGAATCAGTATAAAGAAGCTGATCAGATGCTTAAACAAGCTGAGTTAGATCTTAAAAGATATGAGATTGATTCTAAGAATTCAACTGCTATTACTACTGCAGAGATATCAGCATATAGAGGTGCACAGAATATGGATTTAGACCAGAATGGTATTCCTGATCCAATTGAAATAGGTAATCAAGCAATTGCACAGCAGAAAGTTAATTCAGAACATGTTTCAAAACAAATGGAACTCAATAACAAACAACGAGAGATCGAATATAAGAAAGATATCGAGAATAAAAAGATTGAGGCACAGAAGAAATCGGATGAATATAAAAATGCGATTGAACAAGAAAGAATTGCTTTAGAAAATAGAAAGTTAGAAGCT